TCGTCCGTCCATGCCAAAGTCAGTTCACCGTTAGCCGCGCCCACGTTCGTCACATGACAGCCGATCACAATAGCCGTCGTTGAGGTAGGCACTTCGTACACGTCAGCCAGCGAAGTGCCCAACGCAGCCCGCACATTCTTAAACGTATTAGCCATTTTTCAATCTCCTAAGATAGTGCCAGAATCAGCGGGATCGGATCGGATTCAACCGGTGACGGTAGTGCCGCCCACTTAACCCCAGCAGCCTCCGCAGAATCCGCCGTCAGCACATAGTCATTCGTGCCAACCGGGACACGCGCCGGGGTAGACGCAGCAGACGCCGCGAACAGGTCACCCTTCGTGGTGAGTGTGGCAGCACCAACACCACCACCATTAACAAAAGCATTAGCCTCATCAAAATCACGGCCAGAAACACCATGCCTGAACGAAGCACCAGCGGAATGCTGAACAGCTGACGTAGAATCCACACCACGAACAACCGTCAACGTCAAACCAGAAACACCAGTAACCTCCACCACTTCTTCAGAAGCAGTATCAGTGTCAATGATTGCAGTCCACGGAGTGGACGAAGGGTAACCAGCCAGAGCGGTTACCGTAACCTCAGTCGCGCTGTTAGACGCCAACGCCGATAGCGTCGTCGCCACAGCAGTGGAACTATAATACCTACGGGCCATAACTACCTCTCAAAATGCACAGCGGTCGGATTCTGGGCACGGAAACGAGCCTCCTCCTCAGCAAGCCTCGTCTGAAACAAGGCATACAAAGTACGAGCAACACCAGCAGCAGAACCAGGCTGCCGCCTCTCATCAAAAAAGCCAGCTTGAACACTAGACGGATCAAGGACAGAAACGTCAATACCAGAAACCAAGCGAGCCGCCACACCGAACATGATCACATCACGACACGACGCCGGCAAACCAGCCGTGGACTCCAACGTGTCAGAGGCATTAACTAGATCAGCAGGGTCTTTTGTGTAACGAACCTGAACGGTTCGACCAGGAACAATCGGGTCATAAAGATCAATGGACTTACCTGTCGGAAAGTCTGTCGCATTAGCGACACGATCAAACCTAAACTTCCGTGCAGTAACCCAACGGGCAGCAGCACCCGGCTCATCCCACGACACCTGCAAAATGCCATTAGTGTTTGCCGGTAAAGCATACGCCGCCCTAGCGGCATTATATGTAAAGGTTGTAGTACCCACCGCTGGCACACGAGAACCAACCTGACGTACTGTGTCATTAATGGCACGCTTCACAAAGAACTTAGGGAACAACGGGTTGTATGTGACACGAACATTAGCCTCATGAGAGGCAGCAACAGAACCATCCACACCACGACCCCAGGGCTGCAAGGCAGCAGTGTTAGATGTCACCGTGTCAACATAAATAATCTCATCATCTATCTCAGCTCGACCCTGAGCCATGCTTGCGCCATTGCCTACCGTGATAGACGATGCAGTGCTATTAATGGCAGAAGACAGGTATGTGACCTGATCCTGTGACCGAACGTAGCCACGAAGCATTGACAGCACATCATCAGCCAACTCATCAAATGTTGCCATCAGACCTCCTCAGTAACAGTGTAACCTTCAGCGATTAACTCAGCAGCTAGTTCCGTGGAGACAGGGTGTTCGCGTCCACCACCGAAATAGTATGTTGCATCCAAGGTCTCTTGAACCGTAGGCCAAGGCACCTCAACCCATTCACCGTTAACCTTCAGCACACTGATTCCCTCAAAGCGTTTGTACCAGCCCCACCCGAGCGTCTGGGTTGGGGTGCGGAAGATCAGTCGATTAGATGTCGCTGTCGCGTTACCGAAATCGTTTGACGGGTCAACAGGCCCAGGAATAACAAACACCGTGGCAAGGGTGTCTGCCTCACCGAGGGCAACGCTAGACGCAATGCCCGTGGGTTCCATAAACATCGTCAAGCGTGGCTCACCAGGCCCACCACCTGCTGCACTAATACCATCAGGGTTTATCGAAATGAACGCCGTTGGTGTGCCAAAAGTAAGAGTGGAACGTATGCCCTGTGTCGGACTAATGCGACTATTCAGAGCCGGTGACCCAATGCCACCGTCACTAGCAATACCATTTACTGTTACAGAAACAGTAACCGATGGTGAACCCATCGTGGTAACACCAGTAATACTGGTGACACGCATGATGTCCGTGACGGACACGGTGCCCACAAGCAAGCCACCGGCTATGCCATCCGGCTCCATTGTGCCAACGCCATCAGTCGTCCCCAATAGAACAATTGGTGACTCTGTGACATCCTTGACAACAGACATGCCCTACCCTTACAGGGAGAAAATCTTGTTAGCGCCGCTATCCCACACCACGGTGATGTCGCCACCGGCAGGAACAATCGGCACACCGGTACCAGTATCAACCCACGCAATGAGACGCTGGCTCGAAGCAGCAACATCAGCTCCACCGCCTACGGCAGAGGACTGAAACAGCAGCAGACTATGTGAACCAGCGTTAGTTGAGGGCGTCGTGAACGTCACGTCAGCACCATCGAACACACCATTGTCTACCGTCTTACTGGCCAGACCAGCAGACGTAGCATGAAGCGTGCCACTAGCACCAGTCACATCAGACACAAACTCATGTGAGGATGAATAGGTATATCCACGAACCAAGGCAACCTTAATCGTAGCCGTATCCAAATCGATACTGCCGTCAAGGAAACCTTCTTTAGCCTTTGGGTAAACAGCGTTCGCCACAGTAACTCCTTTTAATCGACCTTAATAACTTGCCCTGTTTTGGGACTGAAACTTGCACCATTACTGAACGTGTTATCCGTGGCATCGAACGCTGCCCCGGCCTTATCTGAAAGTTCAAACGCGGCCCGAATATCAGGTGTCCTTGTTGTTGCCGGCTGGATGCCGGCAGCCCTTGCCTCACGGTAAAAAGCAAGCTCATTTTCTTTTCTGCGCTCAGCAGAAGAATCTAAACCGGAAGCAGACTTGGCATACCCCACACGCAAAGCAGCACCTCTTGCACACTCACCCCATGTTGAGTGATCTTTCGTTAAACAACCAGACCTACAAGCCATATCAGTTTACCTTTCTTGAAATGGTGGGGGTCACCATTATATGAAACCCCCACCATCACACATCAAGAAGCGTTAATCGAAGAAGAAGACTCGATACGCCATAGCGCCGCCTCGCGGTAACGCTTCCAACCAAGAACGCCATACCAGCCCAAGGGGCGGTGACGCATCAGCTTGTCAGTCACAGGGCCGACAATGGTGTGCGGTTCCTCAGCAACAGCCTCAGCAAGAGCCTGCTTACCCACGATGAGGGTACGGAACACGCGAGCCGAAGATGCACCATCGGTAGCGTTGTACATACGAGGGGTCTCCACGAAGTACGCGCCATCAATCGTGCCGATGAAACCGGGCCAGAAGTTTTCTGACGCATCATACTTGTGCAGGTCTTGGAACCCGCCACCAGTGGTCTCAGAACGCAAGTCATGAGAAACCTCAGGGTGAATGTATGCAGCGAACAGGCTACCCTGACGGGGCACAGCCAGACCGGCACGCAACTTTGACACACAGTAACGAATGTCAGTTAGCGTTACCGTATCTTCAGCAGCAACCTCGTCAGTATCTGTCGGGTCACTGGCACCACCAGTAGCGAAACGCTCATTGGTGCCCTGACGTAGTTCTGTCATCACAACAGAGTCAAGGCTGTCAGCCATGTTGTAAGCAATGATGTCAGCAGCAGCCGGATCAACATCCGACAGTGAGAACAGACCAAGCTTACGGGTCAACAGTGCAGCGTTACCATACTCGTTCAGGGTAACGCTTACGTTGCTGGTGTTGCTAATCGCAACAGCATCAGGATCAACGTTTTCAGTAAGAGTGCTGGTCGCTGCTGCCAGATCGTTGTAAATCTGGAAAACAACAGAAGCACCAGGCATGGCCTGCTGAACAGGACGCTTATCGGCAAGATCACGGATGAGCGGCTGCGAACGCAGGGCCATCTCAACATAACGATCATAAGCAGTCTGCACAAGGTTAGTCATGCCGGTCTGATTACTAATCGTCGCTGTACCGGTATAGGTATTAGCCATTGTTGAGATTCACCACCTTTCACAAATAGAAGAGAATAGATTAATAAACAGCAGGGCCACTAGAAGAACCAAACAAAATCTTGTTCAGGTCTTCCGGTGACTTAGCTGACTGAATCATTGACATCAACTGGGATTCATCCCCGGTCGGTGCCTGTCCCTGGTTTACGGTGTCATTAAATTGCTTTGCCCACGGGGGCGTATCAACTTGGACTTGCGCTTCATGCTCCTCAGATGCCACCTCAGCACCAACCGGTTCACCCGGCTGGAAAAGGTCAGACCGTTCGTCAAGCCACGCGCTAATATCATCAGACGTTGACACGCTATCGGGAATCAAATCCGCAATCTTTGGACTAAACCCACGAGACGTGAGAACTTCCTGTACGCTCCGCTTCCGCGTATCCACACGGAAACTTTGCAGTTCCTGTTCCAATTCCTTCACACGCTTCTGGCTTACACGATGCGCTTTACGCAACTGTGCGATACCGTCATCACTGTATTCATCGAAATCGTCAGGCAGGTCGTACTCGTTGTTCGCCATAAGGCGTTCACCCTTTCACTCATCCGTTAGTAGTGTCGTTACCCACACACAATATCGGGGAACATTGTATGGCTGTAACTACCGGTCTTAATGCACATCACCTGGGCCGGTGGATCAGGGATGGAGTGGGACGATAAGGCCACGAACCTTACGCAGTCGTACTGTTCGTCCCGTATTAAATTATAGGTTCTTAGACTTAGACAGGGCGCTACGAGCAGCACCAGCAGTACCTGAGAACCTGGCCCGCTCACGCTTGCCACGCTGCTCTGAAGCCATTGAGGCTTCCTCATCACCAAACTGTGCCTTCAACGTGTCAAAAGGATCATACTGTTCTTTATCAATGCCGGCCAATGTGCGTTCACGCCTCGCCGTTCGGCTCGCTTGTGAGAAAGAAGACTGCAACTGTGCAGCAGACTGTGCGTTAAACGGATCAACTGTTTGACCCAGGGCTGACTGAGACAGCTGCTCAGACTGGGCACGACCCATGCTAAACCCAGCAGCCTCAGCGGCACCACCAATGCTAGCCGCACGAACCTGCCGACGAATAAGATCCTGTGCCTTAGTCGGGTCAAGGATGTAAGCCAGTGCATCACCAGCACCAACATTATAGTATTCGTTTAGTTCGTTAAGAACCTGACTTGAACCATCAAGCAATCGCTGAGCTGTAGACACACGATCTTCAAGTTCATTGGCAGAGATGTCGTTAGAGATAAACTTAGCGTAGTCATCATAGTTGTCGTAGAACTCTTTGGGCAGTCCATAGGACGACAACACCCGACGATACGAGCGTTCCATCTGAATGTATTCCGCTTCAGAGATGGCTTGACCGCGCTTACGCAACGCCTCCATGCCAGAGAAACGCTTTAGATAAGTTTCAGTTTCACGGAACTTGGCCAAAATAGCCTCGGTACCTACGTCAGCGTAACCCCCATCGATCCAGCCATCAACATCATTCATCAGTTTTTTTGTGTCTTCTTCATTAAAACCGAACTGGCCAAACAGATCGCGGAGAAACTCACGAGCTGATTTCCTTGCGGCATACGGTGTGTTGTCAATTGGCTTGGTCGGCTCAACGGGTTCGACGGGTTCGACAGGTTCGACGGGTTCGACAGGTTGAACCGGTGTAGTTTTTGTTGCACGCGCAGCCCGGAACTTCTCGTTAAGAGCAGCGCGTTCCTTTGGCGTTAGGTTACCCGTTGCGCCAGCGGCAGTATTAAGTTCTTGTTCAATTGCAGTTGCCTGCTCAGACGTGATCTCGCCGTTCTTGACAGCATCAACAAGCCTGCCCCTATAGGTCTCTTGATTAGTAGCCATACATCACCCCGAGAATCCCATCATCTTCGCCAGATCCGTACCGATATTGGTATAGGTTTGGTAAGCATTGTTTGTTTGCTGCCAACGATCATCCTTACGGATCTCTCTCTGGAAATCCCACAGAGACATCATGGCCGGCCCCTTGTCATCCATCACAGAGTTGAATGCTTTAGTCAACAAAGGATCTTTTAGATCAATCTGTGACGCATCTGGCATCTCAAGCAGTTGAGCCATCTGTCCGATATAAGAACCGGCGGCATCACGCAAGGTGTTATTAGCAGACAACCTGCCCTTAAACACAGGGTACAAAGACTCCGCTTCACGGATCATGTCATTAATAACATCATCATCGGTAACCCTTGCTTCAGGGTTAAGCAAACTGTTTGCTCTACGAGTGAACCAGTCTTCAGAATAAGATAAGCCAAAGTCACGAGCTAAGCCACGCAACGTGTTAGCCTTTGACTCAATAGTTCCACCAATCTCGTATGTGCCGCGATCAAGATCGCGTTCAACACGAGAAGCAAACCACTCCTGAAACTCTCGCTCATCCCAACCTTCATAGATGGAACGACGTGCAATACGCTGCAAAGCATCATCGGTTAAAGAAGCATTGTAACGAGCAGCAATATCCCTAACCGTATCGGTAGCGCCCTCAAGGGTGTTATTCCACTCCCCACCAGGATCATCGCCAAACTCCCGGCGAAACGCATCAAGCCAAGCATTAGTTTTATTGGTGTCCTGCCACCAGTCAGTCTTTTTTAACTCTTGATCATATGTTGTTGCATCCCAGCCATTACTAATGGCCTCCTGCAACAAGTCCCGCAGCTCCGAGTCTTCCTTAACAAGCTGAGCAATATAAGGCCCGTAGTTATCGTAATACTCTTGAACGAACTCACGGCGAGCAGTACGACGATCACCCTTAGAACCCTCACGCAAGCCGGCAAGATCAGCCTCAGCCTCTGTAACGGCCTTCTCCGCATTAGAGATAGCAGTACCAGACCCGGACTCCTTGGCCCGAGCAAGGGCCTCTTTGGCCTCAGCAATGGCACGCCTAGCCTGTTGAGCAGCAAACGTGCCCTTACGCTTGCTTTCATTATTGCTATTCTCTGGGTTTCTAGGTTGCCTTGACTGTTCAGCCATTATGCACCCCTTGCTAACGCATTAAGAAACGCATCATAATATTGGTTAGCCTGACGATCCTTGTAATCGTCCTGTGACTGTGCATAATCCAAGGCCAACATGCTAGGATCAACACCACCAGAACGAGTAACTGTCGAACCAGAAGCAGTCACAACCTGTGGGTTAGCGGTTTGCGACTCGTTAAGAATCTTTAAAAACTCACTGTATTCATTGTCATTAGGATTGCGCCCAAGGGCACCCTGAATGGTTTGCATCAGCAAGCCACGGGCTTGCGTCGGTGAAGTGAGGTCAATGGTCTGTTGTGTGGAAAAACCACCGCCTCCGCCTCCGCCGCCGCCGCCGCCGTAACTACCAGATCCGCCGGAAGAACCATCGGTCGGCAAAGTAGTCACGCGACCCGAAGCAACATCTGACAGCAACTGATACGGGCTAATTCCAAGAGCAACCGCTGAAGGAATAATATTATCTTTAAGCCAGTTTTGTGCCCACTGCGGTTGGAAACTGCTATTCCCCGCATACCATACTCTTGCTGCACGAACAGCCAAAGCGTTACTCGCTGGGTCATTCATGTACGCACCGAGAGCTTCACCAGTAGTATTTGCCTGTGCAATTCTTGGCGTATACCTTGAGTTAACCCAGTTTAAATATCTGTCAGCGGTCATTGAACCAATGCCGGGACCCCTCACTGGAGTTTCCCAATAAGTAGTACCACTAGTCCCGATAGTGCTATCTACCGGGGCTGAACCACCCTCTCGCAAATACTTGCCAACAATTGCGTCCGTAGAAGAAGAACTATTGTTTGCAGGAGCACGCGACGCTGGCGTTGGGGTTCCATTGCTCACTGGAAACCTCCTCCACCCGCGTAACTATAAGCAGGACGATTGCTCACTGGAAACCTCCTCCACCAAGAATACCTTGTCTTGTTCTATCAACAATACCTTGACCAGAAACATAACTAACATAATTTCCGGGTCTCTTTACCATCGGAATTAATATCGACTCTACAAAAAACTTTGTATTATCTTCACGTTCGCCGATGTCCACAAGAATTGTTTCAAGTTCCGACTGCAACATTCTCTTTCTAAATAATTCATCTTGGGTGCGACCAGTGATAGTATTAATATTAAAAATATATTTGTTGAAAGTATTTAAAGCTTGCTGCATATTTACGGCAGCCTCAGGAGGTTCTTTGTCCCGTTCATTCAACACATAATTCAACATGGGTTGAATCTCGTTAGTGATGGCTAGCACTCTTGCATTGGGGTCAATCTCAATAGACCTAAAGTCAAGCCCAGGAAACTGTGCCTGCAATCTAGGTTTAGCAACATTTTCAAAATCATACTCATATTTGTCAATCAAAACATTTAACTCATCAACACGATCATTATCGTTAGCCATTACTGCCTGGTAACGTTCGCGTTCCGCTTCAGAAATTCTGTCATTGTTAGTGTCAGATACTAAATAATATACCCATTTTCCTCGCACGTCAGTGGCGTCATCAAGCATTTCGGAAATAGATTTATTTTCCCTGAAGCCCAATTGCTTCGTGTAAGAATACATGTCCTGGTTAAACTCACCAGTCTTGGGCATTAGCCAAACGGAACCAGAACGATACTTAGGATTGGTAATTAAATCATTATTTTCGACAGCCCACACGCGGGCATCTTCAGTAGAAGGAACCGACGCACGACCAGAATACGTACCAAACCTGTTACCAGATTGTGTTTTGGAAAGAGTATAAGGAATAGCGTCAAGACCAAACGTAGCAACAAAATCAGTCATTGCTTCAGCAACAGGATTAAACGCATCACTTTTAGTTTTAAGATCAATCATTTTCTTTAATGTTGCGTCCACGTCTGTAAAGCCTCTTTTTCTTGCGTAGGCAGTCACGTCATTAAACGCCGGTCGCGGTGTTGTGTTAAGAACAACACCGCCAATTGCCCGAGTAATAAGAACTGTTGTTGCTAAATTCTGCAAGCCCTCAAGGAACTTTCTTTTTTCTTCGTCGCTTGCGTCGTTCGCCGGAACAACGTCAGCAGCAGCGGCAATAGCAATAGTGTCCTTGATGGTAGAAGCGTACATGCTCTCACGTTCATCTTTATTTTGGAGAGCCATAGTGCGCAGTACGTGACCCGGAAGAATAGAATCCCATAAACTTTTTCCCTCTGCGTACTCACCCAACAAAGCCTGCTCAAAAGATTGAAGAGCGGGAAACATGTTCATCATTGGTTTAATTAACACAGCAGCTACAGGACTGGAGAAGGTAGGAATGGACTGCTTAGGGTCAGTTGACGGAGCAATCATTCTAACCATACCGCGTAACTCAAGGTCAGCGTTATCAAATTGCATAAGACGAATATCGCCTGGCAATACGCTGAAAACTCCGTCAATAACTTTCATCAGCGAATCGGAACCAGGAAACACAAAAAACTTTTCGTCACGTTCATCAGACCAGACAAAACCAGTGTCTTCCAAAGCGTCGTATGTCAACGCCACTTTCCAGAAACCAACAGGATAATTTTTTCCTACGCGCAACATGCGCCGAGCAAAGTCTTCAGTGGCCCTGTAGTAGCGCGCCAGGTTACGGGAGTTCCACGCCAACATTGTCCTGTTGAGGGGGTTGTCCGTGTACGCCAAGGTAACTTCGTAGGCACGATCAGTGGCCATTTTGGCTAGCTTAGACTTAGCAATATCTGAACCGAATTGTTTAGTCAACTGCGCTTCAAGTGGCGCAAGCATCTTTCTGGCATCAAGATAGTTAGCAAAAAAGATAGGCTCACGAGCAAACACGGCATACTGATCGCCCAGAATCTGCCACCATTTGTCCATGTTTAACATAGTCAAAGCCTCAGGGGGATTCATTCTTTCTTTACCAAGAATATTCGATGGTCTCCTGGCATTAGGGATAGACATTAAATCAGAAACTTCAACAGCAAACGCAGTTTCATCTGCCTTATCCAACAACATTTTTACAGTACGCTCACCTGTTTCAGGGTTAAGTTTAGCAACTTTTTCCCAAAGATCACGGTTCAAAGAACCGTCTTTGCCGCTAAACAAATTACGCACATCATTTATGTAACGTTGAGCAAATGTTTCATATGTTTCATCCGGGTGGCTAAGAGAAGCCAGCAACTCTTTGTAGTTGCTTTTTTTAGATATTTCATCTTCTTGAAGGGCGCGTACAATTAACGGAATAATTTCGTCGTCAGACTTATCAAGGTTAGCAATAGTTACTTTGCCAATAATTCCATCTCGGTCAGCGGCCCCAGAAATGTTACGGTGCCAAGACCAAAACCGAAATGGGTTCGTGCCCTCAAGGTCAACAGAAGTAAATTCTTTGCCTGGATAAACAACACGAGCAGCATTGTCTTCGTCAACCGCAATGCGTGCCGCAGCCATTTGAGTGGTCGCAGGAAGAGAAGCACTTGAACCGTACATGGTCGTGCCAGCGATCTCATCAATTATTTTTTCGCCGTGCATTGAAATATAGTCAAGAAAATATTCTTCCTCAACTTTATTCGTAAACTTAAACCTCATGCGACCTAAAGCGGTAGCAAGAATTTTCTGCATCTCATAGACGTTGCCATTTTCTAAGGCAATTTGGGCGGCAACAATATCTGCCTCAGAAAAAGATGATTTGATTGCAGACCAACGCGAGCTGGTATCAAGATCAATTTCGTTAACAATTCCTGCTTTTCTTTTAGCAGACTGAATGCGATTAAAGCCACGAAGCTTACCACCACGCGCCTGTCGCAAAGCGGCAGACATCTTTCTGCCCTTTTGTAAACTGCTAATTCTCCCGGCAGTCATACCGTAAACAATGAAGTCTTCTGTAGCATTACGAAGGTAGTAACGGGGGCCAGCAAGATTAAGCAGTGACCACCCATCAACAATTTTTTGAATAATTTTGTGCTGAGTCCAACCAAGGGTCACGCCAAAAACAGAGGCATTAACACCAGCCTCATATATTTCAGTAAAGTTAGGCAAAGAAACACCAGTACTTGTCTGCCACAAATGAATAGGCATTTCTATACGCTGGTTTGGGTTCATTGGATCAGTGAACGAAGACATTGAGCGACTTTCAATACCGTCTTTAACAATAAGATCAGGAATTTCATCGTTGCTTGTAGCAATAAGATAGGCGTCGCTAGAATCTCGTCCAGTCTGAGCCGACTGACGCAAAGCTTTTTCAAAATTTCTTAACGGATCATTAGAGCGGTAGACAGCCATCTGAGGAAGAACAACATTCATTTCGGTACCAGAAGCAGTCTTAAACCGAACAGCACTGTAGCCATTTGCCCTGGCCCAGTCCTCCAAAGTTTGGGCAACGTTACCTGCACGTAAATCAAAATCAGAAAAAGCCTTAGCAAGCCACTCTTCATTAGCATCAAAAACTTTACCATAAACAGTCACGGCTTCATCGCCGTAATCGGCAATAGGGTTGGCAATGCTTGAAGAGGGAATATCAATTTTTTGATTACCAAAACCAAGAAAAGTAATTAAGTCAAGATCAGGATCAAGGTCAACACCTTTAACTACCCCGTTGGTATCAACAACAGTTGAGATGGTAGGCGAGTATGTTCTGCCACGCTTCGCTTCGGAACTAAAACGCAGTAGGTCACTGTCGGGACTAATGAATTGCACGCCACGAGAACGCGAACTAGCAACTTGCAGCCCGTCAAGAATTCTTTTCCGTGCTGCCGCGTCACCGGCGCGAAACGCATCAGAGATAGCCGTTGCGTGAAGCCTAGGAAGAAAAACCCTAGACCACTCGTAAACCTTATCGGCGTCTTTGGAAGAATTAATAGCCACAGAAACATTGAAAGGAGCCTTAGCCCAGTTGCGAAAAAGTCTATCAAGTCGAGCGGAAACACTTCTATCAGAGTACTTGTACCCAGTAGTTTTGCCCGCCTTAGAGGATAAGGGCGAAGCAATCCTTGGAGTTACACCAACGGAAGCAGCATACTCAGGTGACATTAAAACGCTGGCAAGTTCGTTAGCATCATCAGGAAGAGCCGAAGCACTCTTTGCGACATTTCCTCTAACAGCAGGGTTTAAAAATGCTGTTGCTCTACGAATGTCACTTCGCACGACACCAACAATACTTTTACCTGGCAACAAAGGTTCTCGCTTAGCCGCTTGAGCTGACATTAAACGAGCAAACAATTCATCACTAGTAAATTTTGGAATACTAGTAGCAGCACCCGTACCAGCAACAATATCTATTGTTTTTTCGGCAGCAGTAAAATATTCATAAGCGTCATCTGAAGAACGAATGCCACCATTAAAGGTAGCAAGATCATCTATAACATCAGTAGGTATCTGGGAAGCGTACTGCTCATCAATTTTTTGCCGCGCTAAAGAACGTTTTGTTGGATCTTCAATTTTTTCTAGACGCCCAAGGTCTCTGCCCAAAGCATTAAAAATTCTTTTAGTTCTACCATATTTAAAAGCTTGTTGAGCGCCGCCAGGCCCAGCAAGTTTAGTTAAGCCATAACGTGCAACTCGGGCGACTGTTAAAGCTTTAGTGCCAATAATTAGAGGATCATTAAAAACAGTGAAACCAAAATTAAGAACGCCAGCCCCAAGTTGTGAAGCACTTGACTCCCTTACGCCCTGCGGTGCCATGCTAAAAAACATTTCCCCGATTTTGCCTGTGCT